AACCCCAGGCGTGAAGTCCTTGAAAATTGCGCTCTTCGAACCCCAAATGGTCTGCGGCTGTGTCACCGTGTTAGCAAAGAAAAGCCGCTGCTCAAAGAACGCCACAATCGCCGGATACCCGCGATATTCGCTCCACGCCCCTTCACTCCACAGGTCAGTCGCCGCCAGCGAGCCAACAGGCTGTTCAACCGTTGCCACCGCCTCTGTAGCACTGTTCACTGCGGTAATCTTGACCGTTCCGTCATAATACTGCTGGTCAATATTGAACATCCAGCCAAGCGTTCCGGAACCGGCCACCGTTCGCGTGATCCGGTAAAGAACGCCACGCTCAATCTCTTTACCGGTCGTATTTGTATTGAAATCGTTCGCGCCTGTATACACCTGAAAGGTCAGCCAAGTCGCGCCGTTGTCGTAGCTCCGCTGAATTTCAACCGTGGCCGTCCAGGTTCCACGGGTCACAAAACGCCAAGAACCAAACACCTGGAACGGAGCGGAGCTTTGCGTAGCCGCACTGAAGCTGGCTTCAACCGCCATCGCCTCACGCTGATGCCGAATGCGCCACAAGGAACCGACATGCTTTGCATCAAACAAGTTGGCACTCGCCGTCAGCACCAAGTCATCGCCGTCAAACTGATAAATCTGCCGCCAGTCCGTAGTGTTCCCCGGCGGTGTCGGATTGCCGGCGCCACTGGTATGATCCGTAACCGCCACATAGGCCAGGCCGGACGCCTGCACATGGTCGCCTATCTCATAATCGGTCGCCGTCACCCATGCCGGATAGCTCGGGGTGATCGTGATTGCCCCGGTATTCTCATCAAGAAACGGCCCACCCTGAAACGCCACCGCCTCCAGCGTCCAGTTGTCATGCGCAAGGCGCGAAAGCTGCCGCGGCGCATAATCAGGATGCACGATAAACATCACATCCGCGCTACGCGCAAAGCGCAACTGCGGCAAATCTGCCTCAAGATACGGTGTCGGTATCTCGTAGACACTCTGCTCCACCCACTTGTCAGCCGCCAAGTCAGTTGCAAATGTGCCGGCGGTATGCGCCTCGATGCAGTAATAGGTGTCGCCGGCTTCCTCCACAAAATCGCCAACGGCATAAACCGTGCCGGTCAGCCAAGCCGCCGGAGAATCTTTTACGACCTGCCCACCGTTCTGCACAAACCGAATATACTCATCCCCAAACTCAAGATGGTACGCCTGATCTGCCGAGTACTCAAACTTGACAAGCCGCGCACGCTTGTCCGCATACTTGGTCGCCGCCACAAACCGCGTGCCCGGACGCTTGGTCACGCCGCCATACGGCTGGATCAGAAAATTTTCCAGCGTGCGGCACGCCGAACCGTACTTTTGCAGGTCAAAACGCCCCTCCAGCAACGGGCTGAACTCGCCAGCGTTAAACGAGTTGACAACAGGCGTCATCTGTGCCATTAAAGGAACTCCCCGTTTTGCAGACGCGCTTCAAGAAAACTGGTGGTCTCAAGCTGTGCCATGCTCTGCTCTTGCGAGTTGATTGACCGCGCCAGCGGCAGCACGCGCATCATCAGCTCATCCATCAGGCCCTGGTACATCTTGGCATCCTGGCGCAAGCTGGTCGAAATCTCAGCCGCCAGCATCGTGTAAATTGCCTGCACAAGCAGGTTGTCATACTGGGAAACATCCTCAAGCCGCGCCGTGTAGATGATGTTAGCCTCGGCCCAGTCCGTCAGTAGCATCCGCCCCTCAATCTTGAACGGGATGTCCTGATACTCCATCCGCTGGACAAAAAGGCAGTCAACCGGCAACGGATACTGCTTCGCCCAGCCAAACGCCGGTGCTTCCGCAGCCGCAGCCAGCTTGGCGCGCCGCGTGGCGCAATTCCACGGGTACAGCCGCAGAACCGTGTCGCGCACCCTTGGATAAAACTGCCGGCACAGCCGCGCATTCTCGCTGGCTTCATCCAGTGCCATGATCGTCTGCGCCCCGACCTTCCGAAGCGCCAGATTGCAAATGTCAATTTCGGTGATCGGCACGGCACACCTCCAAGGGAATGCCGGGAGCGGTTTTTACGCCGCCCCCGGCCAATCAAACGCAACCTCGGATTACTCCAAGGTCAGGAACACAAGCGCGGTCTCGTCAGCGGCGCCAACGGTCATGCAGTTGCCGTAGACATTGCCTGTGCCATCTTTATCCACAACGCCGCAAGCACCAGCGACAGCGTTCGTACCAGGCTTGCCAACCGGATGGCCCAGAACCACGGTGTCACCGGTGTCAACCACGACCGGAGCCGGGCCAGCAACCTGAAGCCAGCCGTAATAGGCAGCGGTAATCGGGCAGAGCGGGACGCCGACCGGAATACCAGTCTGCGTGGTAGCCGCCACAAGCACGCCGTTCCACGGATTGGCCTTCAGCGTGATTTCGGCAGTGCTGGCAATCGCCACGGCCACGGCATCATACAGCTCGATGGTGCAGGTCGTGCCGGCACTGTTGCCTTTGATGCGGTAGCACTGGCCAAGGCCGGTACCCTTGTTCACCAGCACATAGCCGTCCTTGTACTGGTCTTTGGTCACGGCGGTGCTCAAAGTGGTGCTCAGGGTCAGCGTGGTGTCGCCAACAGCCGCCGCAGTGCCAATCACCACTTCCTTGTGATGCGCGATTTCAACCGGAGCCTGGCACATGTAGCTGTTCACCAGAGCCACGGCACCAGCCTTGGCATAGCGGAACTTGCGCCCGTCCTGGGTGCTGAACTCAGTGCCGAGCGGGAACTTTTGAGTAGCGGTCTGCTCGTAGATGCTCGCTACCGGAACGGCGGTATCGCCATTCATGGTGGATTTCAGTTCAATAGCCATTTTCTGTACTCCTTTTTTGGAAACTTGAAGGGAAGAAACGCGGGAGCCGGATACTGCCGGCCCCCGCTAGAACTCACTCAGATCATGGACTCTCATCGCAAGCGATTTCGACAACCTTTTTCTCTTCCATGCGGGTCGCGCCAATCGCCATGCGCATGTAGGCGTACCACATGAACTTCTTGTCGGCGCGCTCGGTGATGCGGCTCATGATGTCCTTCCAGATGCCCAGCTTCAGGCCGGACTTGCAGAAGGCGAAGCAGGTGCGCACATCGCTGGTGGCGTTCAGGTCAAGCAACTCAGTGCGGATGAACTCGAAGCCCATGAAGGTGTTGATCTCGCCGTTCACCAGTGCTTTCACATTGGCGTAGTCGGCGCGGGTCAGCTTTTCTTGCTTGAGCATGTCGTTCAACTGCTGCTGGCTGATAACCATGTACAGCTTGTTCGCCGGGTCATCCACATCAATGTCGTTCTTGCCGAAAATGCCGCGAGCGGCGATCAGCTTTTCGAGAACCAGGCCGGCATTGGAACCGGTGTAGTTCACGGCGACTTTCTGTGTGCTCGGCAGAGCCACGGCGGTAGTGCCGGCCTTGCCAGTGTAGGCAGTGCCGCCCAGGGCCGCGATGATGGTGCTGTCAATCTTCCGGCCAAAGCTGTAAGCCGCGGCGCGGACATACTCGCTGGTCGGGTCGGACAGACGGCGGATTTTGTCAATGCTGTCAAACAGCTTGCCCCAGTCCCAATCGAACGGAGCGATCCGGCGCCGGTCTTCGTTGACCTCGTTGTTCGGGCTGTCACCGTAGCGAACGGTGATTTCCTGCCCTTCGGTTTCGCCAACCTGATCGAAGAACGCCTCTTCGCCAACCAGGCCGGTCTCGACATCAACAGCTTTCCGCAGACGCGAACCCTGCTGCTGCGCGAGCATCATGACATTCTCGCCAAAATGTTTTGAATAGCCTACAGTGACATCCGCCATGTTGAACCTCCTTGCATCTTTTTTGACTACTACACTTGAACCATTACGACTGTTCGGCGGGTAGTCTGCAAAGCAGGCCCAACCTGATTTATGGCCTCTCGGCCAGCGGAGTGTCACCGCCATCTTGCCGGGGTCGGTTAGGATAGTCCCGGACTTGCCGTCAACCCAGCTTTGCGTAAAGCTGGTTTACCAACGCAACCGCCTGGTCGTGACCTGGCATGTCGCGATGATGATACGGATGGTTCTTGTCGCTTCGGATAGCGTCAATCTGCTGCCTGGCAGAGCCACTTGCAGAACCGCCTGCCGATGCGTCAGGCCCCTTGCTTTCAAGAAGCATAGAACCAATTCTATGCATCACTTTAACCATCTCAGGATCATTTTGCAAGCCCTTCTGCGACAAAAATTCGCTCAGGCCAAATTCCTGCACCGCGCGGTTTGCGATTTTCAGGTTGTCATCATAGTTGCCGCGCCATTCCTGCTGAAGCTGTTTCACGCCGGTGTCAAACGCCGCTTCGGCCTCAAGCTGGCCGGCCTGCGCCAGCTCCGCCTGGTACGCATTGTAGCCGTCAACCAGTGATTGAAACTGCTCATTGTTCAAGCCGCGCTCGTGCGCAATCTTCGCGAAATACGCCTGCATCCGCTCATCGGCCTGCGCCCCGGCAGGCAGCTTGATCTGATACTTGTCAGGACTTTCAGGGCAACCCAGCTTGGCGTAAAACTCGCGCCGCTCTTCCGGCG